AAACGCTGTTCAAAATGTGGACAAATTAAATTAGCTCATAATAAATTTTTTTCAAGGAATAAAAGCAGTAAAGACAATTTCTATTCTATATGCAAAGAATGTCGCAATAAGAAAAAAGGAGTGTGAGAGTAAATGGCAGAACAAAAGAAAAAGTACCATTGCTCTAGATGTAAGAAGACTTTAGGCGAAGCTAGATTTTATACTTATAAAGATGGTTCTAAAGTTGAATTATGTAAAGATTGTTTAAGCGCACATGTAAATAATTTCGAACCAGATACTTTTTTATGGATTCTTGAAAAAATGGATGTTCCATATATTCCTTGGGAATGGAATAGTTTAAGAGATAAAAAATATCAAGAAGATCCTGTTAAAGGTACTGGCGGACCTGCAGTTTTAGGTAAATACCTTGCAAAAATGAAGTTGAAGCAATGGTGTGATAAAGAGACAGGCAAACCTTATACATGGGCGGATTCAGAACGATTACAAAAAGAGCTTGGTCAGCCAAAAGAATTGACAGAAGAGGAAAAAGCTGAAGAAGCGGCAAGAGAACAAGAAATTAAAGAAATGTATGAAAATGGAACTATTTCTGAAGCAGAATACAAAACTTTAGTTTCAACAGAAACTCAAAGAGAGGCAACAGAAGAAAAGTTTCCTGGTGGAAAACCATTTGTCGATGGTTTTGCAGCATTTGATTCACAATACATGTCTGAAGATGAATTACCAGACCCCGCCGCAGAATTAACAGAAGAAGATAAAATTTATCTTGCTTTAAAATGGGGAAGATTATATAAACCTAATGAATGGGTTGAACTTGAAAAGAAATATGATGAAATGATGAGTTCTTTTGATATTCAAGATGCAGATAGTATTAATACATTAATACTTATGTGCAAAACAGATTTAAAAATGAATCAGGCTATTGATTGCGGAGATGTAGATGGGTATCAAAAATTAGCAAGAGTAAATGATGGATTAAGAAAATCTGCAAAATTTACAGCTGCGCAGAACAAAGATAAGGATAATGAAAAAATAGATTGTACTGGAGTACTTGTATCAGTATGTGAAAGATTAGGAGGTTTTATTCCTAATGATCTTATAGAAGTAAATGAAGATATGATTGATATAAGTATAAAGGATACACAAAAATATTTATATAATCTTGTAACTAAAGATTTAGGATTTGGTCAACAAATTGAGAACTATCTTAAGAAAATTCAACTTGAACATGAAAATATGGAAAATGATAATTGGGATGAAGATGAAGAAGAGATAACAGACGAAGATATAGCAAATTATTATGAAAGAATACAAGAAGAAAAAGAATTAGATTCTCAAATTACTCAAGAATCAAATGTTTATGAAAAGGAAAGAAAGGAAGATGATTAATGGCATTAGCTGATATATTAGCTCTTTCCAATAATAAGCAAAACCAAAAGATTGGTATTTCTGAGGAAAGAGTTAAAGCATGCCTTCCTGAACTTAGGAAGGCTATTGCTTTTTATAGACAATATCCAGATTTATATATTGATTTTTGTAACTCTTGCGCGAGTGAGAAACAAACTGTTCTTAAGTTATATACTTATCAAAGAATTTTCTTGCGTCAAGCAATGAGATATAAACATGTATATGCGGTATTCCCTCGTGCTTATTCTAAATCATTTTTATCTGTTCTTGTACTTATGCTTAGATGTATTTTCTATCCTGGTTGTCATTTATTTGTTACAACAGGTGGTAAAGAGCAAGCAACAGGTATTGTTAGAGAGAAAGCTGAAGAACTTTGTAAACTGGTTCCTGGTTTAGCAAATGAAGTAAATTTTGATAGAGGTAAATCTAAATCTTCTAAAGAAGAATTTATTTTCTTATTCAAGAATGGTAGTCAGCTTAATGTAATGGCATCAACACAGCGTTCGAGAGGACAAAGAGCTACCGGAGGTCTTATCGAAGAGGTTATTCTTGTAGATGGACAAATTCTTAATGAAGTTATTATCCCTACTATGAGTGTATCAAGATTATTACCTGATGGAAGTAGACATGATGAAGAAATTGTAAATAAAAGTCAAATATATGTTAACTTTTTTGGTCAAAATGTTACAAAGTTATGTGCATAATTTTTATAAAGAACAAGTGTTTTTGATTCTTTATAATTATGAGCATAGAATATTAACTAATATTCAAATGGCTGATAAAGTTGGAGTAAAAAGTACTTATACTTTAGATTGTATTAAAAACGGATTAACTTATCAAGATTATGCACTTGAATATAAAAATTTAACAAATGAACAAAAAAATAAATTAGCATCGCTATTAAGTAATTAATAGTTGTAAGCCATTGAATTGCTGGAAAGCCCTAGCGTATAGTCGAGGGTAATCAGCAGCCAAGCTCGAAAGAGAAGGTTCAACGACTATCCCGGAAGGGAGTACACTCAAGTGAGTGGAAGTGGTGGCCCCCTACTCTAAGGAGAGGGTGAAGATATAGTCTACTCTGTATAGAAATATACAGCAGTTCATTAGAGAACGCATACAGATTAACGACCTGTATGGAATACAAAGGAACAACAGCGGGTTGGAAAAATACATTTGCTTACGAGAAACTTATGATGATTCTTCTTGAACAGATTACACAAAGCGTGAGTGCTTGTGTTATGGGTGGTACTTGGCGCGTTCCAGTTGCAGAAGGATTGCTTGCTAAAAACTTCGTACAGCAGTTAAAAATGGATGGTACTTATAATGATAGCTCATTCGGGCGTGAATATGAGTCTGAATGGAGCGGAGATGCGGAAAATGCTTATTTCTCGTCAGAGATTTTTGACAAATATCGTATTCTCAATCAGCCAGAATACGAATTTAGTGGAAGAAGTAGTAAAACTGCATATTATGTAATAGGTGTAGATGTTGGTAGAAAAGGATGCACTACAGAGGCAGTTGTTATTAAGGTAACACCACAACCGCAAGGAGCGTCTATTAAGTCTATTGTTAATATATATTCATGGGAAGAAGAACATTTTGAACAACAAGCTATTAACTTAAAAAAGTTATTTTATAAATATAAAGCTAGAGTTTGTGCTATTGATGCAAATGGTCTTGGTATTGGTTTGATTGATTTTATGGTTAAATCTCAAATCGATCCAGTTACAGGTGATACACTTCCTCCTTTTGGAGTAGATAATATTGATGAATACCCAGAGTATAAGCAGTATAGAACTCCAGAGACAGAGCGGGATGCAATGTATCTTATTAAAGCAAATGCACCAATTAACACAGAAGCTTATAGTAATGTTCAAACTCAATTATCAAGCGGTAAAATTAAATTCCTTATTGATGAAGTTACTGCAAAAGTAAAACTTATGGAGACTAAGATGGGGCAATCTATGACTCCTGAGAAAAGAGCTGAATATCTTATGCCTTTTACTTTGACTACTTCATTAAGAGAACAAATGCTTAACTTAATAGAAGAAAATGAAGGTGTAAACATTATTTTGAAGCAGTCTTCAAAAGGAACTCCAAAAGATAAATTTTCTGCCCTCATATATGGTATGTTATTTATTAAACGAGAAGAGGAGCATCGCCGCAAGAGAAAGAAATTTGATATATCAGATTTAATGCTGTTTAGTTCGTCTGGACATATTTAATTAAACCTATTTAATTTTTTTATATATAATATATAATCAAAGAAAGGCGTAAAGTAATGAGAGCAAGTAGAGGCGAAATAACAATAGAAGAAATATTAACACAAGCAGGTTTAGATTTTCAAGAAGAATATAGTTTTTCAGATTTAGTATCCAATAATGGTCGCCCGCTAAGATTTGATTTTGCTGTTTTCGATGATGAAGGTGATATAGATTTTTTAATCGAATATCAAGGAATACAACATTATCAGCCTAAAGAAAAATTCGGTGGAATATCTGGTCTGCGCAAGCAGCAATTTAACGATATGAAAAAGCGTGAATATTGTAAAAAGCATAATCTTAAATTAGTGATTATTCCTTATACAGATGAATTTTTATTAAGTTATGATTATATCATGACCAAGGCTGGATACTAGAAGGAGGATTAAAATGCGAATTAGAA